GAGCGCCGCTGCTGTCAAAGCACGGCCTTTGCATCCTGCCGCGCGTCAAGGATCGGCAAGTTATCGAACGTCAGAACCGAGCAGGCACGGCGTTGTTTTACGTCACGCTGACTGTAGAGTTTGATTTTGTAGCCGCCGAGGATGCCAGCAAGCACACCGTGGTCACAATCGGTGAGGCGATGGACTCGGGCGACAAGGCCAGCAATAAGGCCATGTCTGCGGCTTACAAGTACGCCGCCTTTCAAGCGTTCTGCATCCCGACCGAGGGCGATAACGACGCCGACGCCCAGACGCATGAAGTGGCTGCCAAACCCGCCTTTACGAATGATCCTCGAGGCGATCTAGGCAAAGAATTTGACCCAGCGCGCCGTGACGAGCTTGTGAAGGAGTTTCGCGCGGCATTTGACCTGGACGCAGAGGAGAAAGACATCGCCCTGGCGGTGCTGGCCGTCCATGAGCGCGTCAATTCCGACCACGACCTGTATATCGCCGTCGCCGACGCCATGACGGCCAAGGAACGGTCTGCCATCAAGAAATACATTCAAATAGCCAAGGAGCAAAACCGTGCCTGATTATGACCCGAACCAAAAAGGCGTCCTGTTCAAGAATAACGCCAAAGGTGACAACCCCAAGCGCCCCGACTACCGCGGCTCATGCGTGATCGACAACGTAGATTTCAACATCTCCGCGTGGATCAAGACGAGCCAGAAAAGCGGTGATCGGTACATGAGCTTGAAGTTTGAGCCAAAGGGCGAGGGCAAGCTCTCCCGCGGTGGTGAGCCGCAGCGCCAGGCCACCAAGAAGCCAGAAATCAACGAGGGGAATTGGGATGACCTGGACACCCCTTTCTGACCTGCGGGTGTTTATCGGGTGGGATAGCCGCGAGGACATCGCCTATCAGGTGTGTCGCAAGTCAATCTTGCGTCACGCCTCCATCCCGGTGGACATTCAGCCGATCAAACAGTCAGAGCTTCGGGAACATAACCTTTACTGGCGGGAGTTTGATCCGTTCTCGTCTACCGAGTTTAGTTTTACGCGGTTCCTGACGCCGTATCTCGCCGGATACAACGGGTGGGCCGTTTTCGTTGACTGTGATTTCTTGTTCCGCGGCGACATCGCCGGGGTATTGGATTACGTCGACGGAGCCAAGGCGGCCTTTCTTGTAAAACACGATTATCGGCCTACCGAAACCATGAAGATGGATGGTCAGGTACAAACTCTCTACCCCCGTAAAAACTGGTCGAGCTTTATGTTTATCAACTGCGGGCATGAGCAAGTCAAGGCTCTGACGCCCGAGGTGGTGAACCGTCGATCGGGAATGTATCTGCACCGTTTTGAGTGGCTGACCGACGATGTGATAGGTGAGCTGCCGATTAGCTGGAACTATCTTGAGGGCTGGCATACCCGCGACCAATGCCCGAACCCGCTCGCCGTGCATTTCACCCGCGGTGGCCCGTGGTTCAAGGATTGGCAAGATGTCGAGTATGGCCGCGAATGGCTTGAGGCGAGCCGGTGAAACGCTTTTTATCACTTGGCGCGGGGGTTCAGTCCTCAACATTGGCGTTGATGATTGCACATGGCGAAATAGAACCTGTGGAAGCTGCCATTTTTGCCAACACGGGCTGGGAACCGCGCAAGGTGTACGAGTGGTTGGATTGGTTAGAAAAGCAACTGCCGTTTCCGGTGTACCGAGTGCAGCACGGTAACTTGCGGCAAGACATCCTTAACAAACAGCAGGGCATACGGGTTGCTGCTGTGCCGTGGCACATAATCATGCCGAGCGGGGATCGGGCTATGGGTCGGCGGCAATGTACGATGGAATACAAAATTCAACCATTGACCCGCAAAACACGCGAGTTGCTTGACTTAAAGCCGGGGCAACGCGCAAAAGGGGTGTTGTGCGAAATGTTGATTGGCATTAGCACCGACGAAGCGTTACGAATGAAACCGGCTAAAGAGGCGTGGAAGCGTCACCGCTGGCCGCTTATTGAGAAAAGCATGAGCCGGTCGGATTGTTTGGCGTGGATGGAACGCAAAGGTTACCCGCTACCGCCAAAGTCCAGTTGCATTGGCTGTCCGTTTCACAGCGATCACGAATGGCGGGCAATTAAGGCCGACACAGAGGCATGGGCAGACGCGCTAGAGGTGGACGCCGCGATACGCCAGCAACCGGGGATGCGCGGGCAACAGTTCATGCACCGATCCTGCGTTCCGCTTGACCAAGTTGACTTATCCACAGCGGCAGACCACGGGCAGGTGGATATGTTTAACAATGAATGCGAAGGGATGTGCGGAGTATGAAGCGCATATTTCCTAAAGGCACGACGCCAGAGCAAATAGCGGTTGCCGTAACGCGCATGACGCAAGGGTTAGACCCTGCCCGTGTGTGGTCAATTGAAGTAACCGAGTGGAAAAAACCGAAAACCAATCAGCAGTCGCGGTATCTCTTTGGGGTGGTCTATCCCATGATCATGGAGGCGGCGGGCGAGAGCTTAAGAGGCTTCACTCGAGACGATCTACACGACTTTTTCTTGGGTGAAATCTGGGGGTGGGAGACGATAGAAGGGTTTGGCAGAAAGCGTCTGCGGCCCTTAAAACGAACATCCCGCATGACCAAGCAAGAATTCACCGAGTACCTGTACGGCATCGAGAACAAGTGCATTGAGATGGGAATTGGCCCGTTACCCGAGCCGATTCACGTTGAGGATTAACAATGCCCTTCTCCATCATCGTGCCGCGATTTGTTATTGATGAAAGCTGGCGGTTTACCAGGAAAATCAAGATGGGACACCGCAACGATGGGAGCGATGGCAACGCCGAACAGCAGCTTGTTGGGGTTATCGGTCAAAACATGGTCAACCTGGCGCTGTGCAAGCCTCTGATGGAGCATGACACCGGGTTTGATGGTGGCGTGGACTTTGAGGCTTTTGAAATGCGGTTTGACGTTAAGACGATGGGCCGCACTAGCGAGCCAAAACCGAGTTACGTCAACAACCTGTTGCGATCACAGATTAAATTCAACTGTGATGCGTACCTGTTTTTGAGCTTCAACAAAACTAACAGCGAGCTGACGTTCTGCGGGTGGATCACCAAGGAATCGTTCCTATACCGCGCCGCGGTGTACCACAAAGACACGGTTCGAGAGCGTAGCGATGGCTCGTCGTTCAAGCTAAAAGCCGATACGTTTGAGATTGAGAACCGACAACTTAATCAGGATTTCGCCAACTGGCCGGAATTGGTAGCCAGCTGGCATAACTACGCAACGGAGCTGTTATGACGCTACGCAAACAAGCCAAAGACCGCGGCTGCACGGTTCGCATCCCTGGGGTGTGCAACTTTAATAGCGCCAGCACCGTGCTTGCTCACATACGTCTTGTAGGGGTTAGCGGTATTGGCATGAAATCGCCGGATCTCCTTGGAGCCTGGTGCTGTTCTAGCTGCCATGACGAGGTGGACGGCAGGACGCACAAGAGCGGCATGACACGCGATGAGCTGCGCCTGGCTCATTACGACGGAATGGCGCGCACCATCGTACAACTTGAGAAAGAGGGGCTGATATGAGCTTTATGGTAGATACGCCGTATGTCACGGCTTACGTCCGAAACGAATTCCTATATGACCAAGAGCAGGGCCACGGCGATTTCACGCTGGCCACCGTCCTAGGCTTCAGAGCCGAGCCAATGCGCGTCCCCATGTTCAGCGTCATGCTTGAGTGTGGTGCTATGTGGGCCAGGATGCCCATACACGCGATCTGCTCCAAGCCCTGCGACCCGCTGCCGCTTAACGTCTGCGTGTGGTGGGACAGCTTCAGCCGGCTCTGCGAAGTGCGCGAAATGCAGTTCCTGCGTAACCACCGCGTGAAGGCGATCGGGCGCGATGGCGTCCAGCGTCCTGGCGTGTACCAGTTTTCGGTGTTCTGGGCCAACGGTGGATGGTCAGAGATCCCCGACCAGAGCAAAGACCATCACATCATCGCGTTAGATTCTGGCCAATGGATCGCATACCCGAACAATCGCTTGTTGTGGGTAGATCCGTCGCATATTCGAGGGGAAGTCCCTCGAGGCTGGAAGTCACCCTCAAGCAACTACAGCGTGGAGGCTTTGCCATGAGATGGCTTATCGACCTATGGCGTAAACTCAAGGCTAACCGTGACCGAGAATGGCGCTCTGTGCCATATCCAAACTGGCGCTGCTCACGCGGAGGGCGGGATATATGGTGAAAGACGATATAAGCCCGCCGGGGGCGTGGAAAGAGGAGATGGAACGCATCCCTTGGGGGTACGGTCAGAAACAGGGCGACAGGCTTGCTAATGCGTTTGTAGCGATGCGGCGCATGGGGCTACACGATGAAGCCACGCTGCTGGAGTTAGAGATTAAAACGCTGCGTAACGAGATTGAATACTTGTTGAGCCGTTGACGGGTCGTCTAATGGCAGGACACAGGGTTTTGATCCCTGTTATCTAGGTTCGAGTCCTAGCCCGTCAGCCATATATAGGGCTCGCTCATCCTGGCGTCGCTTGACCAGGCCAGGCAGCACACGCCCGCCTGCCTTCGTCCACTTCATAAACTCGTCAGCGGCTTCGTCAAACTCGCCGCGGTTGGTTTTCATGCGTAGGCTAGAGCGTTGCAGGTTGCCAAGGCCAACGTTGAAGGCAAAACTCACCAATGCGTCAAACCGGCCTTGATGACCAACAGCAGCAGGGCAAAGTCGGGCCACGCCGCGCTCAAACCTGCCAAGGTCTTGAGCAAGGATAGCGTCCACTTCTCCCATAGAGAGGCTGCGATCCCAGCCCTCGGGTATCGGTAAGGTGCGCCGTTCCTCATATTTCACCGCTGCGTGTGAAGGGTCTATAACGTGGCCGACCCCGACCGTCCATAGCAGGGCCGGACACCGATAAGGGCGCATCCTTACGCCCTCATGATGTTTAATCATGCGGATCGCGGCAGGGCTGACCTTCACTTTTTACCGAAAGCCTGCGTACCAAACCAGAAAGCGATAATGCTGCTTAAAATCAGCATCTCGTCGTCGCTAAATACGTTTTCCATAGCGATCGCAAACGGGATGCCGGTGGTGTAGGCATACCAAACGCCCGCGATGTTCAGCGCGACCAGCTCCAGCACAAAGATGTAGGTCACAACCGGGCGCACAGAGGCGCGAAGGTTAATCATCCATTGGGATGCGCCTTTGCCGATCTCAACGTCGTGGCTATACAGCGCCTGACGTTCCTCGGCAGCCGTTTGCACCTGCACCTGCTCTAGTTTGATTTCCTCAACCCGTGCCTGCGCGATAAACCCCCGCTCTGCAAGGGCTAATTCACGCTCCTTTTGGGCGGCGACAAGGGCAAGCTCATGCTTCTTGTCCTGCCGGTCTTGAAAGATTTGCAGGATCTT